CATATTTATAATGAGCCTCCCTTTTCTTAATGAAGCTATCTTTGTAAACTCATTAGCTATTATTTGATGATGTCCTAACTTTTTTGGATTGTCAGTTTTACGGTATATAAAGTCTGGCCATACCTCTTTAACAAAATATAAAAAATTATCTTGGCACAGTTTTACATGCTCAATCCATTTCTTTTCTACTTCGAGCCTCAGTTTTTCTGTGGTAAGTAAACTTGGTTTCATAAAATATATATACACGACTCTAGACGTTTTGCAAAGTTTTACATGTATTTACCTTGCCCCAAGCTCCCCTCCTCAACGAGGGGAGCTAATCCCTAAACGGGATTAGAACGGGGCGAGAACGTAGTTTAAACGGGCTTTGAGCCTTGTTTGAATCGGTTCATAACTTGTTTGCCTCTTAATTTACTATAGACACGTTTCCAATAGTCTATAGCATCTGTGGATACGTCACTATTATTTAATTTAATAATGTGTGCTTGTACTCTGATCATCTTACTAGCTAAATTTAAATCATGAGTAGCTTTTTTCAAAGCTACTACATCTTTTAATAAGTCTTTATTACTATACATACTAATTACCTCCATTTAATACCACTTGCAATTCAGCAAGATAGTTGTTTACTTTATTTCTTAAATCATTAGTAACTTGATTATTAGGATATTGTGCATAAATCTCAACGATTGCTTTTTCTAATGCACTACAGATTAATTGATAGTTGATCTGTGTTCTTTGTTCATCAGTAATTGAGTTAGCTAACTCTGTCACTCTCGAAGGAGTGACAAGGTTAGTATTGTTTATTAAATCTAGTACGCTCATTATTTCACCTCTATATAATTGATTGCACTACCTTCTACGTTATCAGTAACAATAGTAGTAGATATTCTCTCTACCATATAGTCTTTTGACAATTCAACATTCTCTTTTTGAAAAGTGGTAGAATCAAATCTAAAGGCTTTAGTTATAACACTTTGAATATAGCCTTTTATATTTGGTAATAGTTTGAAAGTAAAAGTTGGATTGTCTTTTAATTCCTTCTTAACTTCTGCTAAAAGTCTTGTTCTTTCTTTTTTGTATTTCTTGTAATTAGTATCAGCAATTACAAAAGAATACATTAATTCTTCTTGTTGTAGTATTTTAGAATGTGCGTTATTTTTTAATTTAAGTTTTTTCAATGTTACCTCCGTTAAAATATTATTGATTAACTTACTTATAATTATAATGTAATTAACGGATAACGCAACCTTTATTTTACATTAATTCAAATTTTTTTATTACAGCAATTCCTGGATTTTGGAAATGCAGCTGGCGTGAAAATTTTTTCTGTGTTCACGTCATATGATTCTCACGCGAACGGGAACGGGAGCTGCCCAGGGAACTGGCTGGCCAGCCAGAAAAAACCAGGAGCAACTGCCGTCCATCTTCACGGGAACGGGAACGGGCTTTCATGTCCAATATAATATGAAAAGAGAGAGTGCTAAGTAAAACACTCCCTCAATGAATAGACTAAACAAGTCTACTGCAAATATTAACAAATCTTAAACCCTCCAGACTCACGACAAAACATTATAAATTCTTTCACATTGTCCTCTTTAAAAGGGTAGTGTGCTTTCCAATCTGTCATTTTATTAATATCATTCCATTGACTGTTGAAAGGTTCTGGATAATTAATTGGAACAATGTCCTTCTTACCAGTTTTGTCTATAACAATTTTTTTTAATTCATCTAGCTTACCTTGAAGTATTTTATTATTCTTTTCTGCTTTCTTCATTTCTTTAGAATACTTCTGTTCTAGTCCTTTAGTAATTCCAATCTTGACAGATTCTTCTAATAAATTAGCAATGGTTAAGGCTTGTTCTTCACTAACTTCAAAGCCTCCGTTATTATGCCATTCTGATTTTTCATCATCTGTAAACATTCCCTCAGTTACTTCTAGTACATAATCTGCTAATGGTCTCCACCACCACACGTTGTTCCTAAAGTAATGTCCTTTATTAGTTTGATTGAACTTTTCTCTTTCTTCAAAATATTTTTTTGTTTCTTCTTTAGAAGGATTCTTGTCCCAATCTATTATAGGTTGTTTGCTTTTTAATTTTGGTTTTAATCCGTAAATATCAAATCCCATTTTAAACTCCGTTAGTTAGTTAAAATATTATTATACTATATATAACGGCTAATGCAAAACAATTTTTTTCTATGTGTTGTGTCCAAACCGAAAGTTAATTAGTTTTCCCGCCCCGCCAGCTCCCGGGCAGCGCCAGTTAACCGAACCCCAAACCCGAACCAAACGGGAACGGGAACGGGAACGGGAACGAGATTTAGATTGCTCTAGTTATATCATTTTCATCTGTTTCAAAATGAACAACTTGATGTAGTTTGTAGTGGTAATTATGTCTTGGTTTGTTGTCCAATAGACCTTGTCCTTTCTTCCGATTACCTTTAGTAATCTTCACCCACATCTTCTCGTGAACTTGTCGCTTCCCCTCATTGATGGGTGGAAAGTAACAATATATATGCGTCTTCGGTACTCGTGAGTTATTTTTTATCTCTCGGTAGACATCTAGCCCATGTTCTTTACAAGAGTAGATGATATTTTTATCTTCTTCCATTTTTTTTCCTCCGTTAGTTATCCGTTAATTATACTACTTTTTTGTTTCTTGTCAAACGTACAAACGTACATTCGTTTCCGTCCCGTGCGTCCCCTGGCCAGTGCAGCCAGCTTGTCTGCAAAAAAACAAAACCCCAGGCGAAACGGGAACGGGAACGGGCTTTTAAAATATTAAACCCACAACCACGATTAAAAGAACAAAACCTACAAGTGACACCAACTTAGGTGCCACCATGTAAGAGGCGAAGAGCCCACATAGGAATAATATCATATTAATAATTCCTAATTAATAGACGGCCCTTTGGAAGATCGCCTACCCAAGTCTTGCCCCTTAGGTCATCCAACGACTCAACTTCGTGCTCTTCTTGAAGGTCCTTAAAGCTCTCGTATTCTGAATAGTCGCAACAAAAGCCTATAGGGTCATATTCTACCTTTGGGTTGATCTCTGTCTCCCATTCGTAAATTAACTGCCACGCCTCGTAGCTGAACTGCTTCCAGCGTGAGTGCTGACGCACATGTTCTAAAAATTGTGTTTCGCATAGTGTTTGTATCATTTTTATATTCTCCGTTAGTTATAGGTTAAGCGTAAACCAGTGAGCTGCAGCTGTCAACAAAAAAAACCTCCTGGGAAAGAATAAGCAAAAGTCCACGTTTTCTGGGTTTTTGTGCAGGCGTTTCCGGAGCTGGCGGGCTGGCAGAGCTGGAAAACGGTTTAAAAAACCCCAGTTTTCTGGGGTTAACGGGAACGGGAACTGCCGTTTCCCGCAGGGCCAGTTGCTGGCTGCTGGCCATCCAGGTAGATCCAATTTGAAATTGTGAGAACGGGAACGGGAACTACGGGAACGGGAACTACGATCCCGGGCTCACGGACTTCGAGAATTTTAGGAGGTTCATGCAAGAGGGGCCAGTTCATAATGAAACAAATACCACCAGCTCTCTTATGTTTTAAATGCCACACAGTTTGATACTTTGACAACCCACTATTCTTAGCTTGGTTTGCTTTTAATTCTAACCAAAAATTATATCCTTCATAAACACAATAAACATCAGGTATTCCGTTGATTGTGGAGCTTTCTATTCTCATAAAATGAGCGTAATCGTTTTGCTTTTGAAAAAGGTTAAGTTTATTCCAAATTTTTTTTTCGGTTAACCTTTTTGGTTTCTTTTTTACTTGGCGTAATATCAATGATTGTACCCCCATCATTTATCTTATTTTCTAATTCTTTTAGTCTATTTTCTAATTGTTCCCTACTCATACCCTCTAAAGTTGAGTGTAAAACTTCTTTTTTATCAACAAATTGTCCAGCTAATTGACCCGATCTAAACTCTGCATTAATTGCTCCAGTGTATTGACCTTTTTGTTCTGCTCCATCACGTAACCTTTCAAAAGTTTTATATCTTCTTAATTTATCTTTTTCATATTTTTCTTGTTCTTTACTTAATCTATATTCTAGATATCTACAAACGTGTGGATTTAAATCTTGGTTAGTTAATTTACTAGCCATGAC